ATGAGCGACTATAATTTAGAGACTAAATGTATCCACTCCGGCTATACCCCATCCAAGGGCGAGCCCTGTGCACTTCCTATCTATCAGAGCACTACTTACAAATATGACACCACAGATGAAATGGGCCAGTTATTTGATCTGAAGGCAGACGGATATTTTTACACCCGTCTCCAGAACCCGACCAACGATGCCGTAGCTGCAAAGATCGCAGATCTGGAAGGCGGTGTTGCTGCGATCCTGACTTCTTCCGGACAGGCAGCCAACTTCTACGCAGTATTTAATATCTGTGAGGCAGGTGATCACGTTGTTGCCGCTTCTACCATTTACGGAGGAACCTTCAACCTTCTTGCCGTCACCTTCAAGAAGCTTGGCATTGACTGCACCTTTGTTGATACCGATGCAACAGAAGAAGAGATTGCTGCCGCATTTAAACCGAACACAAAGGTTCTCTTTGCAGAAACCATCGCCAATCCGGCTCTGGTCGTCCTGGACATCGAGAAATTTGCACACGTTGCACACCAGAACGGCGTGCCTCTTATTGTGGATAACACCTTTGCCACACCGGTAAACTGCCGTCCCTTCGAGTGGGGTGCAGATATCGTTACCCACTCCACCACCAAATATATGGACGGGCATGCCGTTCAGGTAGGCGGCGCCATTGTCGACAGCGGTAACTTCGACTGGGATGCCTATGGCCATAAATATCACGGTCTGACAGAGCCGGATGAATCCTATCACGGTGTTGTCTATACAAAGCAGTTTGGAAAAAAAGCTTACATCACTAAGGCTACTTCCCAGCTGATGCGTGATCTGGGCTCTATTCCGTCTCCGATGAACTGCTTCCTTCTGAACCTCGGCCTGGAAACGCTTCCACTACGTGTTGAACGCCATTGCTCCAATGCCCAGAAGATCGCAGAATACCTAAACGCACACGAAAAGGTTTCTCATGTAAATTATGCAGGACTTCCAGAGGATAAATATCACGCACTGGCTCAGAAATATATGAAGGATGGTCGTACCTGCGGCGTTATCTCCTTTGAACTGACCGGTGGCCGTGATGCAGCAGTCCGTTTTATGGACAGTCTGAAGCTTGCCACCATCGCAACTCATGTTGCTGCTTCCATCACTATGGTCCTTCACCCAGCCAGCCATACCCACCGTCAGATGAACGACGAGCAGCTGGTTGAAGCAGGAGTTTCTCCCGGAATGATCCGTCTTTCCATTGGTATCGAAAATGTAGATGATATTATCAAAGATCTGGATCAGGCACTGAAAAATGCATAAATAACCAATTCAAAAAGGAAGGATACATCTGCTCATGCATGATGTATCCTTCCTTTTTATGATATATTTTCTCCTACTCTCAATTATGGCATTTCCGCAAATTACCTGCATCCTGTTCTGAACGGCTTTCTTCTGGCGCATAAATTCCTGCAGCTGCTGCAAGTATCTGAAACCACCTTACAAAATCCATTATTCATCTTTTTCCAGCTGTTTGATCAGCTGGTTCACATATGTAGAAAGCCCCGCCACCAGGACTCCCTGTGTTGTGGATGTAAATACTGCCATTGCAATATCCTGTGCATTTTTACAGGAACAGGTAGCAAAAACATAAATTCCGCATATAAGGATTCCTGCACACCCCAATATCAGCGGAATATATTTGTCCTTCACAGCCTGAGCCTCCTTCAGTGCGATCCCCATAAAATACAAAGCGATTGCTGTGATCAGCAATTCCGGTTTAATATAATTCACAAGCGCTTCCATGAATATTCTCAGTATCTCCCCTGCCGCTTTGATTTATTTTATGAATTTCTCCAAGAAATATTTCACAAATTCCCCAAAAATGTAAGCTACGTGTAAGCTATCTGTAAGCTACGCATAAATTTTCATGCGTTCTCAGACTGATTTGTTCTATTTTTCTTTAGACACAAAGAAAGGGGCTGTGAAATAACAGTCATCTACGCAAAAAGAGGACTTTTCGTTCATTTTAAAAGAAAAGTCCTTTTTAAAATTTCATATTCAAATCTTAAGACACATTCTTATAATTCCTAAAATCAGCAAATGTACTGGATAAAAAAGATAATTAAACCACTTATTCTGTTTTCCACGTTCTCCATTATAAGTAAGTGTCAGGCCAAATCCAAGCAAAGCCCATGGTTCTTTGAACATGGAAAGATAGGAAAATGGAATCGCAAGTGCCTGTCGGTCATGAAAAATATAATAGAAATATCCAATCAGCACCGCATGGTGTTCATAATCTAATCCCAGATTCATTGCAGCAAAGCACAATACTGCCACAATGAGAAATGATACGAAATACCATAAAGCTTTCGGCAATGCTGCCATCTTTTCCTTGAGTACATCAATCAGCCAGATCATGGCAAGCACTAAGGCTAGGGTTTCTTTCTCTGATCGACTACTCTTTCAGCCACAGTTCTTCTCTCTCCCACAATGCTACTGCAGCAAGGGCAACGGAACCAATTATTTACCTGGGTTTTTGCCTCGCCATGTCCATCCGCATAATCAACAAACAACACGCTTCTTTCGTTCATGCAAAGGACCGGCGGCATTGCTACTGATTTTTTTAATGCTTCCAAAATTTCCTGATCGTTCACAGTTCTTTGTCGTGTGTGTCGAAGCATTTTCCATTGAAATAAATCTGAGTGTCCACCCACATATCGTGTTCCAGGAGAAACGTCCGGATCTCCACTGCAAGTTTTTCAATCTGCTTCTGTGTCAGCTTTGCTACCGTATTCATGCTGTTGCCACCTTTCTCTTTTTTCTTAGTAATCTGATTAAATGTTCTTTTGCTTTCTGGTACTGTTCCTCTGATTTTTCATCCGAATAAAACATATCCATTTCGTACCATCCATCATATCCATGATTTACCTCGAAGCCGTCATCCATAATCATTACTACACATCCCCATCCATGATTTGATGTCTCGAATGATACGAATGCACTTGTTTTCTCCTGGGCTTTCATTGCCAGTCGAAACAGCTCTTCAATTTTCTTTTTCATCCTGCCACCTTTACCTTTCTGCTATGTAACGCATATATCATAGTTCCTCGCCCCTTGCCGGCCACCTTTGAAAATTCCTCGTCTGACATCGGATTCATATAAAACTGCACCGCTGTCAGCTCATCCTCTGTGTTGTAGATCTTCACTGCATAAAGCACGTGGTCGGCTCCGGTTCTTCTCAGTGTTTCCGCTGCGCTATTCTCAAAATCTAGAAGGATTCCGGGAAGCTGAGAGAGGGGCATCTGCCCTCTCTGTACGCAACCGGCCAGGTCTTTCATACTCCATCTGATTGTTTTTCCCATGCCCTTACGCTTCCTTCTTTTCTGTTTTCTTGGTTCTTGTTCTCTTTGCCTCCGGCTTCTCTTGTGTCGCATTCTCTGTCTTCGGCTTTCTTGCTCTTGGCTTTTTAACCGGTTCTTCTACTGCTTTCTCTACTGCTTCCTCTACCGCTTTCTCTGCTGGCTTTTCTGCTTCAGCTGCCTGCTCTGGCAAACGCTCCTGCAACTTGTAACGCTTTCTGATGGATGCAATCATCAGCTCAACTTCCGCATTTACCAGTTCCTTTTCTTCATCCGTCAGACCTGCAACCAGGTCTTCTGACTCCTGCCAGTATCCTGCGTTATCCAGGAAACGATCAATTACCTTCTTTGCTCTGTCGTGTTTAACATCCCATTTCATCCTGCAATTCCTCCTACTTCTTCAAATTCAAAAACACCGATGCTCTTAATAAGTTTCTTTGATGTTTTTATCCCACTTCCTACCTGCTGACCGCTGATATACTGTCTGAGATAATAGCCTCCAACCAGCTTTACAACTTCCCATACTTTCTTTTCATTCCAACGATCCCGGTAATAAGTTCTCTGCAAAGCCATCTTTCTGTCCTCCTGTATTTTCATAACCACTCTTCAAATCTTTCTGGATCAAGGCTTTCCATTCTGTCAAACACCAGGTCGATCATCGGATTCCCTTCTTCTGGACGGTGTCATAATTATAGCCGGCCGCAGTCAGCTTCTTTTTCCGCTCATCTCCGCTGCCCCACTTACCAGCAATCACCTCTTTGGCTACTGTCGTTACGTCTTTCTTGGTGGATGTGGTGGTTCCAACCTTTTTGTTGTACAGAGCAGTCAGCTTGGCTTTGGAGTTAGTTCCATACTGTCCATCAACCACCAGCCCATTGTCCTTCTGGAACTTGCGAAGTGCTTCATCCGTACCAGAGCCGAAGTCTCCATCCGCTCCTGCAGATCCGCAAGAGTATCCAACCTTGATAAGCATTTTCTGCATCGTGGTTACTTCTGATCCAGAATCTCCCTTTTCCAAATAATTCTTCTTTGCCGGAGTTGCATTGGAACTGGCATCTCCGCTCACTGCGATAGCCACATGATGATTGTCATTCAGCAGGATATCTCCAGGCTTTAAGTATGTACCGCTTGTCAGATATTTCTGATCGGTGAGAACCTTTGCTCCCGCTGTCTTGAATGCGCTTCTCATGTTATATGTAGTCAAGTAAATGCTAACTGCTTTCAGCTTCGGCTTATTCAGACGGTATCCGACTGCTTTCACAATGCTTGCGGTACTCTGGCTGCAGTCTGTTTCGCATGGCTTTTTGATTTTTGATGGATCATAACCATTTGCGGCCAGCTGCTCCCAGAAGGTATAGCGATCATTACTATTCCCTGCAGTTCCCTGGTCATAGCCGATCATATTATTGTTTGCGGCCTGTGTTGCCATCTCTGCAATCAGTGCCGCTACTTCCTGCTCCTCAAATCGTAAAACACAGAGCCAGGGTCTGTTGTACCAGTTGATGATCTGATACTCTGTACCAGTCTGATCGCCCGCCTGGCCTCCTGCATAACGTCCATTTTCATCATGTCCACAATTACTAATTTTCACGCTCACGATTTTTTCCTCCTTTGCATAATCGTTATAGAATTTCTGGCCTCTTGCAGCTCTGCTTTCGCATACGCTTTCCCCAGTGTTGGCCGGAATTTCAAACTTCTTTAAAACAACATCGGATGCCTGCCGGATTGTTGTTGCTGATTTGAGAATAGCCAGAACCGGGCTGTAGCTTTCTCTCAGCTCTTTCAGTAAGAAATCCAGCTGCATGTCTTCGTCCGCAATGGACACGCCTCTCTGCTTTGCAAAATTCCAAAGACCGGATTTTCTGCCAGGGCTTGTCCACTGGGCCAATCCATACCCGTACTGCTTTCCGGAAAGCGGATGTAAGAACTCCTCGCAAGAAATCTTTCCGCTGTCGATTGCTGCAGTATAGGTGGTATCGGTATAAGCCTTTCCGTTTTCTTTCAGCCGTTTAAGGCACAGGTATTCCACCCGGTTTGTGTAGAAACCATCGCTCTCTGCTTCCAGGTTTGCAATCAGACCGCAAGCTCCAGCTGCAGTCATGCCGGCCTGTCTGAATTTCTTGTAAGCTCTTTTCTCGGCCTCAACGTTTATACTCATCTTTCAGCACCTCGCTTTCTCCCCAGTTGTAGGGTGAAACCTCATCAATAAATTTCCCAAATTCTCTGATTAACAGAATGAAAAAGATGCCGCCTATGGCAAGCACCCCCGCTACGATTTTTGCTACATTTCCCATGTCTACTCGGTAAAAATATTTGCTTATATCTAGCTTTAAGTAATACCACTGCTCATCCTTACGGTTCACCTGTTCCAACCAGTATTTAAGCCGAAACATAGCGGTCAGTGGTCCTCTTTCCGGGATACATCCGTAAGAATCCTTGATATATCCCTTAATCAGCATAGGATTGATAACTCTGTATATCGCCCATTGAACAACTCTGTGTTTAAATTTGATGGACATTATCATCCTTTTCTTCGGTTCGTACACATAGAAAATATAATATTTGTCTATGGTATACGTCCCATCGTAAACAGAATCTCTAATCTCTTTCAAATTATCCCAGGCGTTGAAATTGAAGAGCATTACATCCTTGTTGTATCTCCTTTGATCTGAAACATCTTCTAAGGCTCCATACAGATTTTCCATAGAGAAGATAAGATCAAAAACATTCTTAATCTTCATGTTGCGTTATCGCTCCTTTGTATTTGACTATTGGGTTATATGATTCCAGCTCGTCCTTGTATACAACCGCATAATTCATTCGCTCGTAGTATCCCGACCGGATTGCCAGCTGAATGAACCCTTTGTACATCATCTGGAACTGAGCTTTCGGAACCTTCTCCCAGTCTTTCTTCTTGGGGTTCCAAGCGCTCTCGTTATATGGAACGATTGCCGCAAATCCAAGGTTACTGTCTATCGGAAGGTCATATGTTGCCGCTACAAACGCAGCTCCGATAATTGAATTTGCAGGGCATTTCTTCAACTGTGCACTTCCTGATACTGTATTGGTGATCGAGGCCATAAACTGAGGAGCTTTCTGTCCTAATACTTCTCCGAATTTTTCTTTGATTTTGTCCTGGGAAAGCAATTCCTTTACCTGTTTTACTACCGGAACAGCTGGTGCCGCTTGTGGTGCTGCCGGCCGCATTCCTGTCTGATCTTCCATTCTATTCTTCCTCCTTCTCTGCTGTTTTGAATGATTCTCCAATCAACTCGCAAAATTCTGTTGCGCTCATGCCTTCTATGCAATCTTTGCAAACTGGGCCTTCTGGAGTATCCATGTACTTGTCACCTTCATAAATTGGCTCCTCGCACCATTCGCAGGTATATACAGATTTCGGCTCTTCAGCGTTCGGGCATCTGCTGTCACATGGATTTTTTCTACATACTGCACACATACCTATTCACCTCTTAATTCTTCCCACACGGCTTTTCCCCAGTTAAAAATAAAAATGGTGAACGGTAATACTAACCATTCACTCCCTATTGCGTCATAACCCCGCACTCGATATGCATAATCTACGGCCCACTTCGTGAGAAGAATACCAACTACAATCGGTATCCAATTTTCCTTCAGTAACCGTCTAACCTTTCTCATCGTATCCTCCTATTTGCCTTTCAAAGCTTTATCGCTCATTATTTTAAATTCACTTATTACCTCTGCGATGCCGTCAAGATATTCAGATATCTTTCTCACCGTTTCTACCTCATCGTCCCTTATCTTTCCGTCCTGGGATATTTCAAGCAGCTGATTTTTCATATTCTCCAGCTCATCTTCTCTCAAAGCTTTTAATAATCTCACGGTCACGCTGCATATATTTTTCTCTTCCGTTGCAAGTGGAAGGAATCCGCAGATCGGACATTCATTCTTGCAATAATTGCTCAGGAGCCAAGGTGCGTTGTACAGATCCGCCATTATCAAAACCTTGTCGGCTGGCACTCTTTTAACATTTCCCAGCTCGTAGTCTGCCAGCGTATATGCCGCAATTCCTATAAGCTCTGATGCTCTTTCTCTGCTTTCCAGCCTTGCATCCCATTCTGCCGCCTGTTTTCTGGCTCTAAAATACGGATTCTGGTTTTCTTTTATAGGGTTCCGTCCCATTCTCATTTACCTTACTTTCACTTATAATTTAATCAGTGCCTACAGGAACGGCCGGTACTTCCACTTTTAACTGTTCATTGATCTTCTCGATCACTGGCCAATCAAGTGCATGGCCGTTCAGCACCAACGATACCTTGTCTCGATTGAATCCGATGGACTTGCTCAGCTCGCTGATGTTCATTTTTTTTACATACAGTTTTGCTCGCACTGCTCCACACCATTCATCGGACGGAAGCTGCGGCTTTTCCGGAAGCACGTTCACTTCCAGAACTTCGTTAATTTTCTTTGCGATATCCAGGTAATTATCCTTTACGATCCGGCCGCTGATAAGGGCTGTTATCGTTGTATAGCTGTAGCCGATTTCATCAGCTACACTCTGAAGGTTCATTTCCTTCCTCGCAAGCGCAACTCTTATTTCCTTGCACCATTCAGAAATGGGGACAGTAGTATTGCTCATTTGCATCGATCTCCTTTCTTGCATCTGCGATTCGCATTTGCATTTTTTCCGAGTGCGTGCTATAATACAAATACGAGTTATTACGAACACGCAATCACCATGAAACAGATTTTAAATCATAGGCTCGCAACCACGAATAATAATTTGTTTCATGGTTATATTATAGCACGAATCTGCGTATTTGTAAAGATTTTACCTCGTATTTGCGTATATTTTTACACTTGGAGGTGTCTAATGGAAATCATTGAACGCATATCCGATTTACTCGCAGAGCGTGATAAAACGGCCATAGAATTGTGCAAAGTTCTCGATATCCAAACATCTACTATGTCTACATGGAAAACCAGGAAGAAAGATCCTCCGGCTCGCTATATGCCGGCCATTGCAAATTTTCTTTGCGTTTCGCTGGATTATCTCCTGACCGGTAAAGAACGTCCCGCTGTCATTGAACAGCCAGAGGTTCAAGAGCCGAAGCTTTCCGCAATGGACGAAGAACTTTTGGATTTATTCCATGAACTTCCCATGAGCAAGCAATATGAATTTATGGGAGAAATTAAGGGCTTCTTGCGTGCTGTCGAGGACTCAAAGAAATACGTTGACGAAGGGAAAAGATTATCCGGCTGAGCTGGTATCGCAAAACTCGGTACTGACAGGAGGATGCTTTATGCAACATAATGCAACCAAGTATTTCGCACTTGCAAGAACAGAAGAGATGGCCGGGCATGACGCACCGGCCATTCTTTTTTACCTTGCTTCATTCTGCGCAAGTCTTAATTGCTGCGACACTCAAACTTTGTACAGGACAACCGCCAAAATCCAAAGGCTGCAGGCCCGTATCTCTTTACCTGATGAATCCCTAATTGCCATGGTTCACTCTTACGGTCCTCTCTCGGATGAAGCGTGTCAGCTCTCTCTGCTTCAATCTCTAAGTGGAGAGTTGCCGGCTGTCCTTACCTAACGAGGAGAAAACAATGGAACTGCTAAATGGAAATGAGAAATTTACTCTCGATGGAAATGATACTGGAATATCTGTCTCTGAATTTTGGAGCTGGGCTTATTCTGATCTGCTCAACAATACGCTTCGAGGGGTGCTGGCAGAATTTCTCGTAAAAAAATCATTCTCATTTTTACCCCCCCCCCGAAAAATTTTGAGGACTGACTGGACGCCTTATGATCTAACCAGCCCTTCCGGGAGAAGGATTGAAGTAAAATCTGCCGCTTACCTTCAATCTTGGACCGAGGACTACTTTTCACACATTATTTTTGACATCGCACCAAAGCGAGCATGGAATCCGCAGACAGGTTATTCTCCTGAGCGGAGCCGCCATTCTGACCTGTACGTCTTTTGCCTGTATACTGCCAGAAGTCGCGAGCAATCCATAAGAAATCTTGATCTCTGGGAATTTTATGTATTGCCTACTTCTGTTCTGGATCAGCAAAAGCCTAACCAGAAAAGTATAGCTTTAAACTCTCTCCTTTCTCTGGAGCCGATAAAAACAAATTTCCAGGATCTCGGAAACATTATCGAAACCATTGCATTGTGACAGGAGATGATCTATTGAAATTACCGAATGGCTATGGAAGCGTAACTAAATTATCCGGAAACCGGCGTAAGCCATATCTGGCCAGAGTAACCCTCGGCTGGGTCATAAATAAAGAAACCGGAAAAGCAGTACAGAACAGAGTTCCTATCGGGACCTTTAAGACTAAAAAAGATGCTCTGCAGGCATTAGCTGAATACGGAGCTAACCCCTACGACATTCAGAACAATAACATGACTTTGGCCGAGCTTTACGAGAGATGGACAGCAGCTTACTTTCCTACCCTAGAAAGTGATTCTTCTTCCAGGACAATAATCGCTGCCTGGAGATATTGTCACGCTATACAGGGGATGCGTGTAAAGGATCTGCGTGCCCGCCACATAAAAGGAATCATGGAAGACGGATATGTAATTCAAAACCGGGGCAAAGATGCCGGAGCTAAGGTGCCTGCATCTCCTGGAACGAAATCCAGAATAAAATCCATGTTTAACCTCATGCTGGACTATGCTATGGAATATGATCTTGTCTCGAAAAACTATGCTCGTACCTTTGAACTTTCAAATGACATTATCAAAGAAAAAGAGGACGCAAAGCGTGGCCATATTAACTTCAATGATTCTGAGATGGAAGCCCTTTGGAGTGCTGCTGACAATATTAAATTCGCCGACTGGTTGCTTATACAGTGCTATATGGGATGGCGTCCCCAAGAAATGGGACTCTTGGAATTAAAAGACGTTGACTTTGAAAAGTGGTGTATTACCGGTGGTATGAAGACTGAGGCCGGCAGGCACCGTACCGTCCCGATCCACACTCGTATTCGGGACTTGGTAAAAAGAAATTATGACGAAGCAGTTTCTCTTGGAAGCGACCGCCTCTTTAATGATCCGGAGGCTACCAAGGGCGGTATGAAAATCACCTATGATAAATACGCTGGACGTTTTAACAAGGTCGTTGCCGCACTGCACCTTCGTTCCGAACATCGACCGCATGATCCCCGAACAACATTCATTACGATGGCGAAAAAGGCGGGCGTGGATGAATATGTTGTGAAGCGTCTTGCCGGTCACAAGATCACAGACGTAACCGAGGCGGTCTATACGATCCGTGATATTGAGTGGCTCAGAGATGAGATAGAAAAAATGCCGTAACCCTTGTGGTTGCGGCTTTTCTTTTCCTATGATCGGTTCTTCTTTTTGTTTCCTTCGCTCTGTTACCTGCTTGTTACCTACCTGTTGCCTATCTTGCCATTTTCAAGGCTTCTCACACTGTCTTAAATTACATCTTCTTTTTTACAATCAAAATTAAGAAAAGTACCGCAGCCCTTGGAACTACGGTACTTTCAAGGTTTGTTGACTCTTTAATTAAAAAGGTTTGATTAGAACTTTCCTGCCTCTGCAGCTTCCTGTACGGAAACAGCTACAGCAACTGTCATACCAACCATCGGGTTGTTTCCAGCGCCGATAAGACCCATCATCTCTACGTGAGCCGGTACGGAAGAAGATCCTGCGAACTGAGCGTCAGAATGCATACGTCCAAGTGTATCAGTCATACCGTAGGAAGCAGGACCTGCTGCCATATTGTCCGGATGAAGTGTACGTCCTGTACCACCGCCGGAAGCAACGGAGAAGTATTTTTTGCCTTTCTCGTTGCACTCTTTTTTGTATGTTCCTGCTACCGGATGCTGGAAACGAGTCGGGTTTGTGGAGTTTCCTGTGATGGAAACGTCAACGCCCTCTTTCCACATGATCGCAACACCTTCCGGAACGCTGTTAGCGCCGTAGCAGTTAACCTTTGCACGAAGTCCCTCAGAATAGGATTTACGGAATACTTCCTTAACCTCGTTCTTATATGGATCATACTCTGTCTCTACATATGTAAAGCCGTTGATACGGGAGATGAT